AGGATGCCTAATCCTCTAAGCCCGAGCAGTCGTACTCCTCGATGGGGTTGGAACCCTTATCGTGGTTTACGTACGATGCCGTTGGCGTTTGTCTTCGGTGTCGTTGTTTGGAGCAATTCCATTGCCTTCTAAGTCCCGTTCCGGTCCCAAAACTCCCATTGAAGGTTATTATTACGGCGGTACGCCGCAACGTTTAATAGCTTCATGGATGAATGAGTATCCCACTAATGTGGAATCTATATCCTGGATCAACGGCGAAAAATGTTCTCATGAGAAATCATGGTACAAGTTTTTGCCAATGAACTATAGCAACCGAATCGATCTGAATAAACCAGACTATGCTCAGACTTCTCTGAGCCCGTCCAGCATGCAGATGATGTCGGTTGCAGGACATACTACATTCACTCCTACATGGAAGGATATCGAAGCAAAAATTGTTAACCCTTTTGGTAACAATCTAGCTGTATCCTTATTCGAGTTAGGGGACATTAAGGAGACTCTCGCATCGTTCAAGTCGCGCGATTTGCGCGATTGGCACCTAGGCACGGTTTTTGGGGTTTTACCCATCGTGTCGGACGTTGCGAAGCTTTACCGATCCGTCAAGAACATGGAAGACCATTTCAATAGTTTGTTTGGTCGTTCTGGCGAATGGAGCTCCATCCGTTTTAAACGTAAATCGTCCGGTAACAAAATTACCGGGAGTTTTTACTCTGACGGTCATCTCATTGACGTTCGTACGCAATGGGAGACCGTTTCACGATTTTCGTGCAAAGCAAAATGGTCGCTTCCGTTCGGTAAGGTTAACTTCACGCGGGCCTGGGGTAACTACCTGGGTCTCAATGTCGATCCATCCGATATTTGGGCGGTTGTGCCGCTCTCATTTATCGTGGATTGGGTTTACAACATCGATGGGTGGTTGGAGTCCTTGGACACCTCCACTATCACATCTTCGTTGGACCTTAAAGACTGCTATTGCAGCTCTAAGGTTAAAGGCGTCACTACTCTCGTAGTTGGCGGTAAAAACCCAGATTGGCAGCATCAGCCTTCTATAGGCAGCGGACTTGCTGAACGCAAGTTCGAGCGTTATTTACGCTATGCATCAGTGCCAAGACATTTCAATGATGATCTTTTTGGATCCGGCTTTAGTGCCGGTAAAGCAGCAACTGCTGCTTCTCTTTCCTCGAAGATCTTGTCCTCCAAGTAAATCCCTGTGTAAAACCCTGTAGGTGACATTATGGCTTTAGGCCCTGCAATTGCGATCGGTTCCGAAAACTTTCGGGAACTGTCACGCGGTAACTATATCGAAGACAGTTCGACTATCGACGAGCCCAGGACTTTAACGGTAAAATCAACCGTTAAATCCGACGCACGTTCTAGTCTCTCTTTCAAGTTCACCACGTTTCTTAACAACATTGACGGTCCGGATACTAACCGGGAAGTCTATATTGTGATACGTGGCGACCAGCCTTCGCTGACCCAGACTGAGGTTCAGGCCGATATTGCTGCAATTGCAACATTCATGGCTGATAATACTAACTACACCCGCTTTATGCGAGGTGAAGTCTAGTCCATCCATTTATCGTCTAAACCACGGCTAGTTTCATTTGTTGAGTCATTCCTTTATAATGGAGTGATCCCACGTGGTGAAACTGAAAAGCCTGGTGACTATCGCGATTTCAAAATACCTTTTCGGGTATAAGAAACTCTTGATTAGTCGCTACCTTTTGCAAAGCTATTCCATGCTGATGCTTGAGGACAATTCTCTGCCCAAACAAGACTACGACACCATTTTCAAGCGTGTGTCGGCGGAGGGATACGAATTCCTCTCCAAGACGCTACCAAAACTCGGTAAGGCTATCGAGTCAGGTATAGCTTCAAAATGTTTTGTGTGCCCTGTTGACTTTAAGTGTCGTCGTGACTCTCCCATACCCCAATTTCTTGGTAGTGTGGTTCTTGAGATATTCACTTCTGACGGCCAATTACGTTCGGATGCCTCTCCGGATGCGGTTTTACTGATTCGCCAAATATGCTATTACGCATATAAGACGGATCTACCGTATACCCCAGAGCAAGCTCAAAGCGTAATTGACAACTTCGTGTCAACAGAGGTCGAGTTACAATCCCTACATGTTGAAGATGATCCAATTATCAAATTGGCTCAGCTTCACATCTATCAACTGTTTAAGGACTATAAATTCAATCCTAAACTGTTGAAACATGGGCCAGGTGTTACAGCCAACGTCCCCATTTCTAAGAAATGGGACCATCGGTTGGAACCTATGCCTTCAGTTGAGCGTTTCAGAGATTTCTTCTTCTTTAACGCTTCAGATGTTAGGGATCGGCTTTCACGTCATCCTGTTTATTCCTCCTTTGATTATTTTCAAGGTGATCGGAATTCTACCGCTAAAGTTCTCCTGGTGCCCAAAGACTCCCGAGGTCCACGATTGATTTCGTGCGAACCTTGTGAGAATCAATGGATTCAGCAGGCGATCTGCCGCTATATGGTTGATACCATAGAAAGTAGTACGTTGGTTAATTTCGACGTAAACTTCACGGATCAGACATGGAACCAAACGTTAGCTTTACAAGGATCCAAAGATGGTTTACTTGCCACTTTGGATTTGAAAGAAGCTTCCGATCGTAACTCCTTAGAGCTTTTCAACAAGCTCTTTGCACTGGTCCCAGAATTGCGCGATGATATACTTTCGTGCCGGTCGTCCTCGACCATCCTCCCGGATGGAACAGAACTACCACTACTTAAGTTCGCCCCGATGGGAAGTGCTTTGTGCTTCCCTGTGATGGCCATATCATTATGGTCACTCACTAGGTCTTACTTCATGGGTCTTGGCTTTGATAGCCCCCCACAACTTAAGATCTACGGAGACGACATCATCGTTCCATCCTTTCTTTCAGATGGGGTTTCCACCCTAATCGAAAGGTACGGTTTTAAAGTGAATCGGGCCAAATCATTCAGTGATAGTTTATTCACTGAGTCCTGTGGAGCAGACTGCTTCAAAGGTAAAGATGTGACTCCGATAAAACTTAGAAAACTATGGAATTTTCTGGACTTCGAAGGAAAGAACAACCGTTGGGTAGTACCCACGATACGCCACGCCAATCTCTTGGACGGAGTGTATCCCGCATTAAGCGAGTATTGCTACTCGGCGGCGGAGTTCTTTACTGGACCATTACCTTATGGCAATGTTTCCAGCCCTTACTTAGCGCGGTTAAGCACCGCAACCAGCACACAAGAACGGGGGACCTTCACAGGTCTCCAAGTGATCCCTCTCACTTATGAGGAGCCAGATCAAACTGGCTGGGGCCACCTTTCTCGGGTGAGGGCAGGTATAGGACTCGATGGCCTTGAAATGGCCTTCGGAGAATATAACCTACCTAAGAGATGGAAGTTGGAGAAACGCCGTTTTAAAATCCAGAGGCTTTTGGCCTTCGGACAAGCGTAACTTTAAC